GCCGTTTGCTTGGGCTCCGATGGCAGTGTCGGCGTCAGCAGCTGCACCGGCACCGGCGGGTCCCGCCCCGCTTTCACTCTCCCCTCCACCCTCTCTGTGAGCGATGACGGCACTGTGTCCGTCAACACTGCGCCCACCATCACCAGCTCCACGGCCAACGGCTCCAACCTGGGCACCAAGACGGCGGGCTTTAACTTCCAGTACACGGTCAACGATGTGGACGGGGACACCGTGACGGTCAAGGAGTACCTGGACAATGTGCTCAAGCGCATCTACACCGCAACCCTGGGCCAGGTCAACACATTCCAAGCTGTCACGGCTGCCAACTGGCAGAAAATCCTCAACGGCTCCCACACCCTCAAAGTGGTGGCCAATGACGGCAAGGCTGACAGCGCCGCCTACACGGTGACCTTTGCCAAAAAGGTGACCAAGGCCACTGTCACGCTGGCAGCGCCGCTGGAGGCGGATGATGCCATTTCTGTGATGGTTATGAACATCGTGGGCACCCTGCCTGCGGATGTAGTCATGGAGGTGCTGGTCACCAACAACGCCAAGGACACCACCCCCGTCTGGGAGGATGCCACGGCGGATGTCAAGAATGGCGCAAACCATGTGTTCACCAATAGGACCGCCGCTAACGGCTTTGCGTTCAACTTCAAGCTCTCTGTTGAGCGTGGAGCCAGCGACACCGGCGGCTATATTTCTAACATCGGAGGTGCTTTTGAATAATGGCTGTTTACTATGACAACACGAGCCTCAAGGCAAAACATGAGCGCAAGCGCTCCCTGGAGGAGCTGACCAAGGAAAACAAAGAGCTCAAGACCCGGCTCCAGGCAACGGAGGAGGACCTGACCAACACCCAGGTGGCCCTCACGGAGGTCTATGAGCTGCTGGCAGGAGGTGGAGAGAATGGCTAAGGTATATGCCGCCCTCATCCGCAAGGGCCTCAAGACCCTGGATGATGTCCCCGCCAACCTGCGTGACGCTGTTGCCAAGCTGCTGGAGGAGAGCACCGATGCGTGAGCTCCGCCTGCGGCTTGCTTTATTTCTGCTGAGAAAGGAGGTGCAAGACATGGCTGTTGTGTACGCTACCCTCATCATCAAGGGCCGCAAGACCATTGACCAGGTGCCCGCTCTGCTGCGTAAGCAGGTGGAGGAAATCCTGGCAGACCTGGAGGTTGAGGTCTAAAGCCCCAGCCCAGCAGGAGGGGCACACCCGTGTGGTGTGCCCCTCTCATTTTTGAACAACAGGAGGACAAAAAGGATGCTGGAAACGCTGAGGAGCTACTGGTCTATCATCTCCACCATCATCACTGTGGTAGCCGTCCCCGCCGTTGGCTACCTCTACAAGAAATACAAGCAGGCAGACGCACGGCAAAAGGCGGTAGAGCTGGGGGTCCAGGCCCTCCTCCGTGACCGCATCGTGCAATCCTATTATCACTATGAGGAGCGTGGCTGGATAACTCTGCACGGCCTTGAGAATGTCGATGCCATGTATAAGGAGTACCACGCTCTGGGCGGCAATGGCACCGTGACGGCGCTGGTCAATACCATCCATGAGCTTGAGGTCCGGGACGATAAGCGCCCCGCCTCTCAGGCCTGAGCTGGAGAGGAGGGCGCATGGAGTTTTCAAAGAAAATGCTGGTGCTGCACATCTGCATTTCCGTCCTCCTCTGCATCACCACGATAGTGGGGACGCTCACGGACCATGATGTCACAGCCATTGCGGCGCTCACCGGCACCTCTTTTGTGACAGATGGTGCCTGGGGCGGCTTTTACTACTGGAAAAGCAAGAATGAAAACCGGGCGAAATACGCCCAGCGTTTTCTCAACAAGTTTGCGGACAAGTACGGTGCTGATGCGGCCCTCCGGGCCGCTGAGATCGTGCTGAAAGATTGAGTAAAGGAGGACATGCTCAATGACTGAAAAAGAACTCCGGCAGAAAGTTGTGGACACTGCGGTAAGCTATCTGGGCTGCAAAGAGGCCAACGGCTCCCACCGCAAAATCATTGACCTCTACAACTCCCACAAGCCCCTGGCCAGGGGCTATGCGGTGAAATACACGGATGCCTGGTGCTCCACCTTTGCATCCGCTGTGGCCATCGCCTGCGGCCTCACGGACATCATCCCCACGGAGTGCGGCTGTGAGCGCCACATTGACCTTTTCAAAAAGCTGGGCTCCTGGGTGGAGAATGATGCCTATGTGCCCAGCTCCGGTGACTACATTTTCTATGACTGGCAGGACGGCAGCAACTATGCCACCACGGACAACACCGGCTCTGCGGACCATGTTGGCATTGTGGTGTCCTGCGATGGCAAGACCATCAAGGTCATTGAGGGCAACATGAGTGATGCCGTTGGCTACCGCAAGCTGGCCGTCAATGGCCGCTACATCCGGGGCTTTGGCGTGCCCAAGTACGCCTCCAAGGCCACCTCTGCGCCCTCCGGCGGCGGCGGGGAGGCATCCACGCCCGGCAAGGATGAAAAGCCCGCTTCTGGGCTTGCTGTGGGCTCCGTGGTGGCCTTTACGGGCACCAAGCACTATATCAGCTCCATGGCCGTCAACGGAAAGAGCTGCAAGCCCGGTGAGGCCAAGGTCACCGCCGTGGCCAAGTCCGGCAAGCACCCCTACCACCTCATCAAGACCACCGGCAGCTCCTCCACCGTCTATGGCTGGGTGGATGCCGCTGATGTCAAGGAAGTGGCCCCGGCCATCGTCAAGGGCTCCAAGGTCAAGGTGGTCAAGGGAGCCAAGACCTACAACGGCGGCAGCCTGGCCTCCTATGTCTACACCACCACCTACACCGTCATCCAGATTGACGGCTCCCGTGTGGTCATCGGCATCAACGGCGTGGTCACGGCGGCTGTCAACATCAAGGACCTCACGCTGGTGGGGTAAAGGAGGAAATCTATGACTACTTCCATCATCCATCTGGCCGTTGGCCTGGTGCTCCTGGTGGCCGTCAACATCGTGCTGGGCGGCCTCAATGCCCTCTTTGACGGCAGTTTCGACAAGGTGAAACTCCGCAACGGCATCATCAAGGGCATCATTGTGGCGGCCTGTTTCATTGCCTTTTACATGGCAGGCTGGCTCAACCCGGACATCATTGCCATTGATGTGGACGGGCAGACCGTGAACTTGATGACCGCCTCCAACCTGGCGCTGCTCACGGCCTATGTGCTCTATGCCAAAGATGTATTTGTGAAATTGAAAGATCTGATCTTGAGCAAGACCTCCGGCACACCGCCGGAGGAGCCTGCCGCAGAACAGGAAAACGCTGAATAAGACGAAAGCCGGAGAGGGTCAAACCTCTCCGGCTTTTTTTTGTTATGCGAGTGCCACCCAATAGGTGCCGCTCTTTTTCGTGCGAGAGATTAACCCCTCCGCCTCCATGCTCCTCAATATTCTCTGCACGGAGCTCTTTTCCTCTGGCTCAAACTGACTGTATATTTCTTTCTGCAAAAAGCCACTCTCTGCGGCGGCCAAAATCGTGGGGCGCACTTCATCACGCTCCCACAAAAGCCCCTCAAGGAGGTCCTCCTCATGGTCCTCCCAACATATACGCTCCCACATATCTTGAAAATACATCATCCCGCCTTTGGATATTTTATAATGCCAGGCCTTGGCCGCTTTGTATTTTTCTAAAGCCTCTGAGAGGAGTTTGATTTTTTCTTGCAAGTCTTTGGATTTGTATGCCGCATCATCTAAACTTTCAAACTGTGATGTAAGAGCGTTAGATTGCCGCCCGTGCTTTTCTGAAAATCTGAAAATCAGCTCTTGGTCTGCTGAACTTCTATGAAATGGACTGTTCTGCTCCCGTTGTATGGCCTCCTGCAAGCCCGTTTCAACCAAATAGGGGACCTCTCTATCAGAAATCGGCTGCCCATCCGTTCTATGCACCACATTTCCAACCTGGATATAGGCATCTACGGGCTCCGGCTGGTCTATGACCGCTATGTCGGAGCTGCTGATCTGCGCCGCCTTTGGCTTTTTCCTCCGCAACAGCAGGAATGTGAGCAGGCCAAAAACAAGGGCCAAAACCAGATAGACAACCCACTGCTGCCTATCACTGATGCCCAGAAATACAAAGGCCACGGTGAACACCCCGCAGATGATGCCCTGGATGAGCCGTATGACCCGCCACACTTTTTGCAAAACCTTTTTCATGCCTGCCGCCCCTTTACAAGTTTATTCTTGACTTTTCTCCATTATAGTTTGCGCCCTGTCTGCGTGTCAAGCATTGGAGCCTTTATTGATAATGACATACCAAATGTGCAAACTATAATTATTTGTGAGAGGAGGCGGTGCAGTTGATCGCTGAGAAAATCAAAGCCCTGCGTGAGGCAAGAGGCTGGAGCCAAGCGGAACTTTCCCGGCGGCTGGGCATCACCAGAAACGGCGTGAACTCTTGGGAGCAGGGGCTCTCTATGCCATCACCGGCGTGCCTGGTGGACCTGGCCAAGGTGTTTGGCGTGTCCACGGATTACCTGCTGGGGCTGGAACGGCTCACCACGGTGGATGTCACCGGCCTGGCGGACCGTGATGTTGCGGTGCTGGCAGAGCTGGCCGAAAGGCTCAAAAACTGCAAAGACTGACACAGCGGCTCACTTTTCGTGGGCCGCTTTTTTGTTCTTGACTTCATACACCTTTTGGTGTATAATCAGAGTACATTAAACGGAGGTGCTGCTCTATGACCCATTCCAAACTGCAAACCAAGCGCCTGGAGGCGCAGATGTCACAGTCCCAGCTTGCCGCTGCCGCTGGCATCAATGGCCGGATGCTCCAGTATTATGAGCAGGGTGCAAAAGACCTGAGTGGTGCCAAGCTGGCCACGCTGCTCAAGCTGTGCCTGGCTCTCAACTGCACATTGGCTGACATTCTCCCTGACGGAGAAACAACCGAACTGCTGACCCGATACGGGCAGTAAAGCCTTTTCTGGCGGGGTGTTCATCACCCCGCCGCTTTTTTATATTCTGAGGAGGGTATCACATGAATTACAAGGGCTTTCATCAACTGCAATGGGAGGACCGCCTGGTCATTGAAAAGATGCTCAAAGTGGGTGACAGCAAGGCCAAGATCGCTGAGGCGCTGGGCGTATGCAAAAAGACCATCTACAACGAAATCAAACGGGGCTGGACCCAGCAGATGACCTCTGACTATGAGTTTATCTGGTGCTACTGCCCGGAGATGGCGGAGCGCAAATACCAGGAAAACCTCCGGGCCAAGGGGCCGGACCTCAAGATTGGCAATGACATTGACTTTGCCAACTATGTGGAGCAGAAAATTGTGGAGGAGCACTATTCTCCCGCCGCTTTGTTGGCAGAGCTCAAGGCAAAGCCGCCCCAGTTTGACACCACGGTCTGTGAGGCCACGCTCTACAATTACATCTACCGGGGTGATGTGTTCCTGGTCCTCAACCCGGAGCACCTGCACGAAAAGGGCCGCCGCCACTATGGTGAGAAATACGGTGAACAACGGAACGCTGCCAGAGCCGCCAAAGGCCCTCGCATTGATAAGCGTGACCCCATCATCAACTCCCGCACTACTTTTGGCCACTGGGAGATGGACAGCGTGATGGGCACCGTGGGCTCCAGCCGGGCGCTGGTGGTGCTCACGGAACGGCTCACCAGGGCGGGCATCATCCTCCCGGTGCCAGACCATACCGCCGCCAGCGTGGTCCGGGCGCTCAACGGTCTGGAGCGCCGCCTGGGCAAGGACTTCTACCCCATGTTTCAGAGCATCACGGTGGACAATGGCTGTGAGTTTCAAGACTACGATGGTATGGAAAAGGCCTGCCGCCGGAAAGGAAAGCGCACCACCGTTTACTACTGCCACCCGCACGCACCACATGAGCGTGGCAGCAACGAGAACATGAACAGGATAATAAGGCGGTTTTTCCCCAAGGGCACCAACTTTGATGAGGTGCCTATCTCGGAAATACGCCGGGCAGAGGAGTGGATGAACAACTATCCACGGGAGGTGCTGGGGTGGCAGACAGCGGCCACCCTACTGCGGAGCTACATGAGCGCCTGCTGATCTGCCGCACAATAAAGCTGAACGCCGGAGCCCACGGAGGCCATCGGCGCTGTTGTCATGCCCAAATGCAGAAAAACGCACAAAACAAGCCGCAAATAGCACGGCTTATTTTGTGCGTTCATACAACTTTACAAGTTTATTGTAATTTATTCTTGACTTTTTGCGCGGATGGCGCGGATTGCGGCCTGTAATTGTGCGTCATCCGCGTGTGCCAGCTGGCCGTAGAGCAATTTCGCCGCATCTTCGTCGGAAAGCTCCACGGGCTCGTCCGGCGTGAC